GATCGCCGTGGTATATTCCATGTATGTCAGTTTCCCTTAAACCGTTATCCAGGCTGTCGCGGGCCTGTGATAGCGGTTTTTGTTATGTCGAGGGTTGCGCCGAAAAGCAGAATGTCCGTGATTGATTCCTGCACCAAAACGAGGTAGGTGATCGCCCGGCGAAATTCTTCGCGCTCCGTCTGGTCCACTTCTCCGTCCAGGGCGATCTTTTCCAGTGCGGCCGTGATCGCCTGCGCGTCCTCAACCATCCTGCGTACTCTCAATGTCGCATAGGGGAGCGGCCGGTCCGTTGCTTTTCTCCCTGTCCTCCTTCCCACAGGGCAATCGGAGCAGTACCGGTACAGGATGTCCGGGGCATGGTAGCCCTCCGCGTAGGAAACGGCGTCCGCCGGTGCTATGTCTACCTCTCCGCGCTCGTGGCGGCCAATCGTCTCGGGTGAGTACGGGACCCTCAGAGCTGCCGTGCTTCTGCTGACACATCCCGCCTTTTCTCTCGCCGTCCGAAGATATTCGGGCGGCTTCTTTTTTGCGGTGGTTGACACGCTGTTTTCCTCCCCTCCTGGTATCATAAAGCTCGAAAGGGGGTGTTAATCCTCGGGCTGCAGGCACTTGCAGCGCTTGGCGGCCCGCATTGCGTTCTCCGTGTACTGTCTCTGCCAGGCGTTCTGCGAAGGCGCCCAGCGAAAACCGTTTCCTTTCAGTTCCTCTCGGGTCTCTGCGTCGGGCTTATCGTCGAAGATGATCTGCAAGCGGTTCAGCGCTTTGTTGACAACGACCCGCCCGCCGTCAAACTCCCATCCTTCGGGCGCGGGGCCGGCGTCCCGTTTTTCCAGTGCCTCGATCCTCTTGGCCAGTCGGCGGATTTCGGCGCCGTTATTCGACAGCTCGTAGCTCTGAAAAGGCTTGTCTTCCATGTGCCATTGGGCTTTCATGTCGGCTTGGAGCTTTTCGGCGTTCTCCTCGGAGAGATACGGGCAGCCAATAACCGTCTTGTGCTCCCTGTAGAAGGCGTTCACGTTCTTCATCGTCTCCTGCGCCTTCTGCAGCTTCTCCATCTTGGCCCTGAGCTTTTCGAGGGCGTTCGGGTCGTCGCTGCTGATCCCGCCGCGCCCTACGCTGCGCATCTTATCGAGCAGGCCCTGGATCTCATTCCATTCGTTCATCAGCTTTTCGGCCCGGGCGTTCTGCTTTTCCTTTTTCCGCACAGGGAAGTTCGCGGGGCCGGCGATCATGACCGAAGGGCAGCTTGCCGTGTTCGCGTTGTCGGCGTTGATGTTCTCGGCCAGCCTCCTGGCGTAGGATTCGAGCAGCCGGTCGATCTGCTCGTGGTACATCGGGTCCACGCTGCTCTTGCAGGCCTCGGCCAGGAGGGAGGCTTTGTCAACGTAGAGCCGGTAGTCCGCCGTGGCGCTGCCTGCGCAGTAGTCGTTGAAGCTGATAGCCTGCTTTGCTCTGCGGGCGGCTTCTTCGTTGATCCGGTAGTAGTTGGGGGTCGGTCCAGGGATAAGCCCGTATTCCTCCTTGATCTGGTCGGAGACCTCCTTCTCCACCTCAAAGTACCCGTAAACGTCCTTCTTGATGGATGGAAAGCCGGCGCCATTGGGTCCGTAGATGTGGACCGTTACCGGGGGCGTTCCGTCTCCCAAGTTGACGGATGTCAAGGGGAGGGTCAGGTAGTAGCGCATGCCCAAGGCTCCTTTCTCCGAAGTTTGGGTTCTTCATAGGCGCCCTTGAAGCAGCACCCGAGGACAAACCACGTTTCGGCTTTCTTCGCAAAGGTAAGGAAGGTGGGCAGCCAGCGGTTCTTTTCGGGGTCATATTCATGGCTCCACGCTTCCCCGCACTGAATGTAATCAGCCCGCAAGGTAGCCGGCGGGAGGGCGTTCATGATGTCCTCGACGATCTCCTCCTCTACGGCTTCGCCCTTGTGATCTTCCCAACGGAAATCCCTCTGGCCCCAAATGGCGCGGGTTACCGTCTGCTTGATGGCTGTGATCCTGGTTTCTTCCATTGTCAGTTTCCTCCTTCTTGCGTCCGGGTCATGCCCGGCGCGGCTGCGGTTTTGCCTTTGTTGAAGGCGTCGGCGTTGTGTTCCCGGTGTAATACCGGCTGTCGAAGTATTTTCTTGGTACTCTCCCTGCAACGGTCAAGTAGCCTGCCGCGTCCAGCTCCGCGTTGAGCTGCCGTATGATCTCGTAGCACTTGGCCCTTGAAAGATTGAGCATCTTCATAACGTCCTCGACAAAGTAGAAATAGTCGCGGTTATTTCCCATGCTTCACGCCTCCGCCCCGGCCGTGTAGTTTTCCATGAAGGCGCGGACCGCGGGGATCAGCTCTTTCCCGGCGCATCTGCCGGTCGTGGTCTCCACGAGCGTGGTGTACTTCACGCCGGCGGCCTCTGCCAGCTCTTTCACGGTCATTCCGTGTTTGGCGGTGAAGGTCTTTACTTCGACGCCAAACTCAGTCTTGGGCTTGCGGCTGGTTGCCATTCTGCACTCCTCCTATCTTGTTTTTTTGGCTTGTTTGTTCGGTGACTTTGTGATACCATTGTGGAAATAGAAGCCTCTCCATCCGGTCCGTCACCTGCTGGTGCGTAATGCTGTCCTGGAAGGAAATAAGCACCGAGCACCATTTTGACCGGAAGAAATTCAGCAATTCGTACTTGCTGACGTTCTCCCCGTCCATCCTCCTGTATTCGCTCTGCCCCAGGAGGTTTGCGTCAATGACGGCTCTGAAAATGACCATCGTGGCCAGGTATGTGTACGGGTTTGTAAAGTCCAGTCCGGTCGTGATCTCCAAGCCGTCGAGCTTTACGGCTCTCATTCCCTCCTCCTTTCGTGCCTGCCATCGTCAGCGCCGGTAGGCAATCTCCGGCGGACAGCCCTGTGGGCTGTTTCGGCTTAAATGCTGCAGTTTATTCTAAGCTCGACGAGGATTTCTCCCGGCCACGGCTTTTTGGTAAGCAGCTCGAAACTTTCAAGCGTGGCCGCTGCGATCTCAGGGAGGGGGCCGTTCTTCTCGCCCATGTGCACGATGTCGTGATTCGTAAGCTCGAAAAGCTCAGTCTCGTTTGAATCCTCGTGATATACGTGAACGGTAACAGCGGTGTTCTTGCCGGACCGGGCGTGGGCGTATTTCTTGACAAAGTCCTTAACCTTCATGCCAGTTTCCTTTCTCCCCGTTTCGTCTGATAGGACATCGTATTTTCGGCCTGCCGGCTTCTTGTTATTTCGTGAGAAGGTCGTAGAGCTTTGCTTTGAGCCTCATAATCTCGTCGTCCTTTTCCCGGGCCGCTGCGTTCAGCTCATTGATCTTGTTCATGCGCTCTGTGCATATCTTGTCGTATTCGGCCAGCCGCTCCTCCATAAGGTCAACTTCCTGCTGGTATTTCTCGATGCGGCGGGCCTTGTCGTTGATTTCTGCCCGCTGGGTCTGGTTCTCGATCCTCACGACGGCGATCTGCTCGCGCTCGGGGTTGCTGTGCTGATTCCAGAAGCGGGTAGCGTCTTCCCAATTCCAAATCTGGAAGAGGATGGAGTAGAAGGTATCGCGGGTGGGGATGCGGTCAGAGCTCCAGGCCCCTTTGGGGTCCGGCTCGCCGTTTTCGTTGTTGCGGCCGATGTCGTTGGCCAGGGCGTCCAGCTCCTCGATGGTGCTGTGTCCGAAAATGTCCTGCGCCCGAATAACGTCTTCCTGCTTGGTGCTGAATCCGTGGTACTTGGCTTCGATAACCAGGTCGCGGGCCGTCTTGATCTTGTCGTATTTGCTTGCCATGTCTTTTCCCTCCGCTGTTTTCCTTGTTTGTTTGGCTTGTTTCTGTGGCTATTATCGCTGATAAAAGCGAAAAAGTCAACCATTTATTCGTAGAAATCAGCGATTTGTGTAGATTGCTGCTTTTAATATCCGCTAAATAAAGCGAATTTGTGCGTTATGCTTGGGGGTGCTCTCGTGGATTTCTCCGAAAGACTAACTATGCTTATGGCCGAAAGGCATCTAAGCTACAACCGGCTCGGAAAGGACCTTGGTATCTCTGACCGTGTTGTAGGGGGCTGGGCAAAGGGCGAAAGCGGTATAAAAATGTCCTTCGCTATAATGCTCGCGGATTACTTCGGCGTGTCGCTCGATTACCTGTCCGGCCGTTCTGATGTGCGGTCGATGGCCGAGCCGGAAACGAAAAAAGCCCCGCCCTTGGAGCTGACCAAGGACGAGGCTGATATGTTGCACATTTATAGCCGGCTCTCTGGCAGGGAGCAAGCGATCCTCCTGGGTGAGGCTCGCGGGCTGCTGCTTGCCAAAGGGGAGGGCGGCGCTGGCGTAGCGTCGGCGGTGTGATATATCTTGATGATCTCCCCGCCGGCGAATAGTCCTGTTGAAAAACTGTTGATAAGCTGTTGAAAACTCGCGGCGGGTCCTTTCTCGGCTTGCCTTCCCCAAAATATTCCTGCCGAAATCCGGCAGGAAAAAAATTATTCCTGCCGAAATCCGGCAGGAAAACACCCGGATTCCTGCCGAAATCCGGCAGGAAAAACGCCGACACATTTTAAATAAAACTAATATATATAAACTCTTTTTATGATGATTATGATGTCTCTCTAAAGTAAGTTAGAAGTATAATTAGCGATTTTCGCAATTTTGTTGAAAAACCTGTTGAAAACTCAAAAGGGGGTCTTTGCTTTGACCGGTTATTTACGTTGCCGCTCCTGTGGTGCCGAAACAAACTGCGCCGACCTTGTCTCGGGCCTTTGCCCCGTCTGCGCTCATATCCATGTGGCCGCCTTGTCTGAATTGCAGCGCCAGTACGATTCGGCCTTGGCCGCCGGCGATCCTGCTGCCTCCGAGAGGGTGGCAGCCTTGATCTCTGATTATGAGCAGTCCGAGCGCGTCCGCCTCAAAGACGCTGCGCACGACCGCCACCTCCCTCGGGTCCCTCGGTAGGTGGTGCCGGATGCCTGCTTACAAGGACGCAGAGCGCGGCACCTGGTTTGCTTCGTTCTACTTCACCGACTGGCAAGGAATACGCCACAAAAAGAAAAAGCGGGGCTTTGCCAGGAAAAAGGATGCCGAGGCCTGGGAGGCTGAATTTCTCCGCAAAGAGGCCAAAAGCTGTGACATGTCCTTTCGGTCCATGTATGATCTGTATATCGAGGATATGCGGCCCCGGCTGCGCCGTAATACGATGCGCAATAAGGAATGGCTCTACGAAAGCAAGGTCTTGCCGTTCTTCAAGGATATGCCTATCAACAAAATCTCCGCTGCTGATGTCCGGCGCTGGCAATCTGAGCTTCTGGCCCAGGATTACGCGCCCACCTATGTGAAAACGATAAATAACCAGCTTTCCGCGCTGTTCAACTTCGCCGTAAAGTATTACGGCCTCCCGGCTAATCCTGCCCGGATCGCCGGCTCAATCGGGAAGAAGAAGGCCGGCGAAATGAAGTTCTGGAAGGTCCCTCAGTTCGAGGCGTTCCTGCTGCATGTGAAGGGCCTGCCGGCCCAGGTCGGTTTCAAAACCTTGTTCTGGACCGGTATGCGTATCGGTGAGCTTCTCGCCCTCACTCCGTCGGACATTGACCTTGATGCGCGTGTAATAAACGTCCGCCGGTCTTTCCAGTCCATCGATGAGGAGGAGGTAATAACGGACCCAAAAACGGAAAAGGGTGTTCGCTCCATTGAGATCCCCGAAAAGCTCGCTGATGATCTGCGGGATTATATGGGCCGCTTCTTTGATCTGTCGCCGGATCAGCGAATCTTCCCCTACACGAAAAGCTTCTTTCACCACAAAATGGAGAAAGCCTGCGCCGACGCTGGCATTGAGAAAATCCGGCTCCATGATCTGCGTCATTCCCACGCTGCGCTCCTGATCGACATGAAGGTCCCCATTTTGATGGTGTCCGAAAGGCTCGGCCATGAGAACGTCGAAACGACACTTGAAATATACGGCCATCTGTATCAAGAAACTGCCTCCGGCGCGGTCCAAAAGCTCAATGAAATGATGAAGTAGTGCCAAAATAGTGCCACGAGAAAAAAATAAAGCCCTGGAAGCCTGCTGTTATGCGGCTTCCAGGGCTTTTAGATGTTATTCCCACTCTTCGGTTGCTGTGTTTTTCCTGGTGTCCTCGGGCGGTTTTTCCTCTGTCGTTTTGGCTGCCGTCCGTGTTGTCCACCAAGTCCACAGTTTTCTCGGGGTGGCGTGGAGCCAAAATAGTGCCACGCTTCTTTCAGCCTTTGAGAATCTTCCGGCGCTCAATGTCGGCCCGTATAAGGCCCTTGATGTAGCCGGAGACGTTCGGCACCTTGGCCAGGTGCTCAACGATATCTTTCTCCGTGTCGAACAGCACGAGAAGGTACGTCTTTACCTTGTGCTTCTCCTGGTATTTCTTTTGCGGGCCGTATTTGCTTTCCATAGCTGCGCCTCCGTCTTTGCCGTAATATTACCCCAATCCTGGATCTCCGTCAAGGGGTCAGTAATCTTCGTCTTCATGGAGATAGGCTTCGTCTTCCTCCCGGATGTAGTAATCGAACATATCTTCCTCATTGGCCTTCTGCTCCAATTCCGGGTGCTTCTGCAAAAAGTCGAGGACGATTGTCTGCAGCGTGGCAATGGCTGCGTCGTAAAGCCGTTCTGATACCATACCCCACATGTCGTTGATGATCTTGCGGGCGTCGTTCCCCGCGTGGACCTGCAGGTATCGGGCGGCCGCGTTGCAGGTCTCGTTCCCGTAGCCGAGGCCGATGTGGTCCCCGTCGTTCCAGTTGCGGTAAGCGATCCTGCACATTGCGCGTACAATCTCGCCGGCCTCGGAGGGGGCTTTCCCCTCCTCTGGCACAAGGCGCTCAAAATACTCGTGAAATCTCTGGTCAAGCTCCGTCATGGTCTGCTCCTCCTCTACGCTTCTTTTGCCTCTTCTACGGCCTGCTCCGCCTCCTCGCGGGTGCCGAAGTAATCCACATAGATGTCTTTGCCGTGGACCTCTCTGTACACGTTCTCGGGCTTTCTGACCGCCCGGACCGTATCAGTGATGCCGCAAATGATCCGGCCGCGGCTGTCCACGCTGGTAGTGACAGCCCACCAGGTTTTAAGGCCGCCTTCAACGAGCTCGTACTGTGCTGCCTCTCTGATGGTCAACGGCTCCTCGTAGTCGATATAGCCCCAGGCTTCTCCGTCGATGTCTGCCACCGGCTGCCGCCGGTCGAAGTTGTGAATGGCCAGAATCTTGTGGCCAATCTTTGGGTATGTCCCGGGTGCAACAGGGCGGTGGGTGCTGTAATATCTTGTCATAGTGTTCCCTCCTCGGTAGTGTACTTGATGAAATCGCGGGCATAATCACATATCGCCGTAGGGTGAATCCCATCTTCAATGTGTCCGCGCTCTTTGTTCCCTGCTGTCCAGCCAGGGAGTAACGAAAGGACCTCCCGCGCCCAGGTAATGCCGAAATAATCAAGTCGTTCCCGGCGGGCTTCCAAAGTGGCGGCTATGCAGATCGCAACCGGTACCCGGCCGTGTTTCCGTAGCGTATCATTGAACGTGCTGCGCACTTTGGTGGTGCTTAGATCGGCTCGGGCTGCTGATACCCGCCGAAGCAGGTCGAATTTCGCGGCGCGGTCGCTGCCCGCTGCCGCTTTAATTTCGGCCGAGAGCGTTCTATCAAGCCTCACCTTGCTCCTCCTCGAAGGAAATCGTATAGCTAAGGTTCATCCCGTTCAGCTCATCAACAAGGTCGGCGGCTCTGGTAATCGCGTTTGCGGCAGTGCGGAGGTCCTTGGTGGTCTGGCTGCCTCCCATTCTTGCGGTCGCCGCTGCAGCGGTGATCCTGACCGTTACGGTCTTCTCTGCGTGGTTCCACTCGGGCGTTTCGTAGATCGTAAAGTTCACCCATGCCTCTCTCCAGTCCAGGCCGTCGTTTATGGCAACGCAACTGTTCGTTTGGTCAAATTCAAAGCCGTGCTTGTTCGCGGCCTCTCTGATGGTCTCCATGGCGTCCGATCTGTTCATCGTATATTCCTTTCTGCCCTCGTGACCTCCGGGGCGGGCGTATATATTTATCGCACAAAGCTCGGGTAATCCATCCCAACAACGCGCCAGCCGTTTTCTTTGCACCATTTCTCGCATTGCTTCAAGGCGTTCTCTTTGCAAACTGCCCTGAATGGGCTGTACCAGGTCTTTCCTCTGCTGTCGTCCGCTATCTCTATCTGGTAGGTGAAGAAACGCTCACCGCGCACTCCGCTGGGCTTCATTCTCCCGTCGGGGATAATTACCTCGATGGTCTTGCTGACCTTATCGTAGCTTCCGGGTGTCGTGGCGCAGTCCGCGTAGTGGTCCTTATAGCGGGAGTAGCGCATCCTCTCTCTTTTCATGGCTTTCCTCCTTGCCCTCGTAACCTCCGGGGCGGGGATCTCTTTACTGCTCGTGAATGAGTGTGCGAAAATGGAAACGCTGAATATTGTAACCGCCGGCGCCGATCGTCTGTACCTTTGCTGTGCCGCGCTCTCCTTTGATGTACCCGTTAAGCTCTCCCTTTTCTCCAATGTCGAGGTTGGATGCATCTATGATCTTGCCGGTTATCCTGTTCGTCCGCTCTATGATGTCGTCATACATGGCGTTCGCTTCGTTGTCCAGCTCCTTGGTGAGCTTTTCGATGTTCAGGCATTCCCCGTAGTGGCCGGTGCTGCGGTCAATCTTGTTTTCAAGATAGGGCTGGATGAATCTCCACTTTTTCTGGTGCGCATTGCGGCGCTCCTCGTACCGCTCATTGATCTCCTTGCGGTTTGGATCGCGCCAGCCGCCCTTGTAGTACCATTCGCAGTGCTCCGCTGAAATTGCGAGCCATTCTTCGTGCTCTTTTTGGTAGGCTGAAAAAGCCTTTTCGTAGTAGCTGCGGACATTGGCCTTCCAGTTTTCCAGAAAATCAAGGATCGCCTTAACATCCCGGCTGGCCGCCTTTTCCTCCGCCTGCGATAATTTCTCGCCCCAATCGCAGAGCGCCTTCTTGGCATCTTCCAGGTCCCGGAGCGTCCAGCGTTTGTCTCTCTCGCTGTAGTAGTAGGGGTTGTCCTTCCAGCCGGAGGCTTCTGCTTTGTTGATGCGCTCGAGCTTCTTTTCGAGCTTGGCGATCTCTGCCTTCTTTCCTTCGAGGCGCTTGGTGATGTATTCGATACTTGCCATATCGCTTTCCTCCTTGATTTTTCTGCCTTACTGCTCTATACTGGAGGGGAGGCCGGGGTAAGGCTCCCGGCCAGCCTCCGTGCTGGGGGTTGAGAAGCGGTGCTTTGTGAGAGGGCCGCTTCTTTTTTACGCCTTGATCTTGCTGTCTCTGACGATCTTGGCGGCTTCCTCGGCGGTGGTCGCCGTGGCCTCAATCAGCTTTGCAAGGTTTTCGAGATACTGATTGAGTTCTGCTGTGGTCATTTCGTCCATCTACCTCCTCCTTCCGTAAGGGCTTTGCTTTGTCCTCCCTGCCTTACGAGTGTATTATAACATAGTTATATAACTATTCCAACCATTATTTCCAAAAATTTCAGGAAAATTTCAGAGGCGCCAGGAAGCTTGCTGCACCCCGGCGTCTTTCAAAAGTCGTCCGATATGTACGGCTCGAGGGCCTTCATGATGGGGTCGTAAATGGTGACGTAAGCAACCTGGTTGCAGTAGTGGGTCGCTTTCGGGTATTCGAGCAGCGCGGCGGTCTCGGGGCCGCATGGCTGCCGGTTTGCCCAGGCTACAAGCCTGCTGCATTCGTCGCAAAGAGTGTCGGCGTGGGTGTAGGGCGTCGCCTTCTTGATCTTGATGGTATAGCCGGGTTCGCTCGCCGGGTTAAGGTAGAGCCGGTCAAATGCGGCTCTACCCATAAGCTCCTGGACATACGCGGGGATTTTCATTGCAGCTCCTCCTTTATCTGGCAAAGTTGACCTTTGCGAAACGGTCGATTGTTTTCTGGTCCTCCCTCAATCGCTCGGGGTAAAACTCCTCGATCATCCAGCGCCTATACGCTTCGTAATCGTCGTGGTGTTCGGCCCAATAGCACCCCTTGTTCCAGTCGAGTTCGTAGGCCTGCCAGCTCTTGTCCGTCTCCGCGGTCATTTTCCCGCTGGTGTACTGCTCGAGCTGCCTGCTGTGCTCCTCGATGGATTTCAGCGCCTTCCGCATGAGCTTCTTCCCGAAGTCGCTCAGCCGGGAGCTGTCGTAGAGCTTCTTAAAGCAATCCTGCCCGTAGTTGATCGTGATGCCGTCGGTGTATTCAACCGTGACAATGTTCTGGATATACTGCCCGCATCTGTCGCAGAGACAGCCTTCGTTCCTGCCGACGTGAGCAAAGCGAATTTCCTTGATGTATGCCATTGTGTTCTCCTCCTCAAAGTTTCTCGTAGCGAATGAAGGTGGTAATTTCATCGTCGGGGTTAAGCATTTGAAAACGCATCATGTCGTATTCGGAGTAAAGGCAGGTCCTATCGGGCTTGTCGAAGGTGGCGCGGAAGTATTCCGGCTTCGTGCTAAACTGATAATCTTTGCCGTCTATATTGAGAAGGCCCTGCTGCCTGCGGTCTTTTGCCATGGTGTTCGCCACTGTAAGTATCTCTCGCACAGATGATTTTCCCTCCTGGAGAAGGCGGGCAAGGGCGTCGGCCTTCCCGGGGGCAAGCAGGCAACGGCGGGTGCAAAGATTTCTTAAAAGAGCTTCGGATGTCATATTCGTTTCCTCCTTAGTTCACTCGGGCGGCGTCTGCCGCCATTTCTTCTGCGACCCATGCAGCGGCCTCTTTAGCCTCTGCCAGGGTGCGGAATGCCTTGACCTTCACCCAACGATTGCCTTCGTGCTTCTGGACCTCGTAGTGGTAGAAGACGTTGGCGTAAACATCGTTCAGAATGCGGATGTCGCCGGAGCGCCATTCCTTGAAGTACTTGTTGTGGTTGGTGGTAAATCTCATCATCGTTTCCTCCTGTGTGTGGGTCTCTCTTGTTTACGGTCTTATTATAGCATAGTTATATAACTATTCCAACCACAGCTTCCATCTTTTTCAGATTTTTTTCCAAATCCGTTGCGCCGCCGCTCCTGCCCGGGTATAATGGAGCTGCGCGTAATCCCTTGATTCTATCAAAATACGGAGGTACGAAAATGAGGAAACTGTCTGCACTTCTTCTCGCGCTGTCCCTGGTTCTTTCTTTCTGCATGATGCTCCCCGCCTGCGCCTACGCAGAAGGGGCAGAGGAGCCGGCTGAAACGCCTGCACCTTCCGCCCGGGTAAATCCCCTCGATAAGATCGATCTTTCCGCAGAGGACAAGAGAGCCCTATTTCGTGAAGTAAGAGACGCCTTTGCCAAGGAGCTGTCTCCTGATGCGCTCGCCGGAATGTCCGTTGATGAAGAGCGCAGCAAGGAGGACGAAATACTCCGGGCGGCTGCTGCCCGGTTTGGGGTCTCCGTCGAAGACGCAACGCAGATTTATACAATGGCCTCTTTCGGTTATCTGTACGACCTCGATCCCGCGTCTTTCTCTGTCCGCCACGGCGATCTGCTCGAGGCAAAAATCGTTGATACCTCTCTGATCTTGAAGGCAAAGATCCAGCCCAGCTATTCCAACAAAGCTACGATTGACAAGAATTATTACAACGTCTGTGATGTGATCCGCAAGCAGGGCGGTGATGCCTTCGACGAAATCCAGTATTGGGCCGTTGCTGATATGGCGGACGGGTCCGAAGGAAAAGTGATAAGCTTCACGGTCGGCAGCGACATGATCGCTCTGATTGCAAGCCGGCCGTTTGCAGACAATCTTCTTGGCGATTACGTCTCTGATCTCTGGATTCTCCCAAGCCTGAAAAAATAAAACGCAAAAAAGCCCCCACCATTTTCGCGGCGTCACGAAAATGGTGGGGGCTTTCTGTTTTTACTCTTCGATAACTCTAAGGCCGTATGCCTTTGCGATCACGTTCTCGCATTTGCAGCCGCGGGCGTTCTCCCATCCCTGGGCGAAGAATGCAGTGTCTGCCTCGGCCATCTTTTCGATGCTCTTGCCGAGATACTCCAAGGGATGTGTGTACCCCTCGGTGAAAAAGCTGTCAACAATCGTCAGCTCCTCGCCGGTGGGGAGGTGGTTTTCCGCGATCTCTCCGATAATGCGGGTGCGCTCGCGCTGGATCTCTGCGTCCTTCTTGCCGTTCATCGGCTGGGAGATAAACAGTTTCATGGCTGCTCCTCCTTACTCGTTCCGGGCAATGCTGGCGTTGGCCCACATGACGGCCTCCTCCAGCCTCGTATGGGCGAGGCTCTTTTCCCGGCTGTCCGGGCAGGTCTCCTCGATCAGCGTGGCCAGCTCTTTGGCCTTGGCTCTGATGGCCTCGTACCGCGGCGGCTGGTCCGCTTTCGGCGCATGGTATGTGTAGGTTCTCTCGAAGTCTTTCATAGCGTGTCCTTTCTTACTTTTTGGGCATTTTCAACGTCTGCCCCGGGTAGACTGCGCTTGTCACGAGGCCGTTGATCCTCTTGATCTCCTCAAAGCGCTTGTAGTCTCCGAGCTGGTCTCGGGCAATAGCCCAAATCGTGTCCCCGCGCTGGACAATGTAGGCGGCCGCTGGTGCGGCCGCCTTTTTTCTTCCTGCGCCTTTTTTCGTTTGAGCGATCGCCTTGGGTGGCCGGCACGGAATTATGATGTGGTCGCCCGCCTTAAGTTTTGAGCTGTCCAGGCCGTTGATCTTCATGATCTCCTTATACCTGCCTCCGGCGCCCAGGTACTTCTTTGCAAGATCCCACATCTTGTCGCCCTTCTTGACAACATACTCAAAACGCGCAGAAACGGCCTCCTGTGCGTTTTGGGGTTCGGGGGTATCTCTGCCCGCATCGGGCCTGTTCCCGCGTTTCTGCGGTACGCTGGCGGCCTTCTCGCTGATTTCTTCGGCCTCTGTCGTGCTGCCGCTCATTTTGGCGACCTCTTAAAGCTCCGGGAGGGTGTCTTCTTCGGTACTTTCAGCGGTGTGTATAAGGTGCTGCCCGCCTCCGCCTTCCGTTGTGAGAATTTCGCCATCAATAAAGGCGCCCTTCCAGCGGGCAAGGATGTTTTCACAAGCGCCGCTGATGATCGCGTCAAGGTCTGCGCCCGATGCAATAACGAGCTCCTTCGTGGCGTCGCTCAGTTTGGCCTTGGTGATATTAAAAAGCCTCACGCCGAGATCGTCAATGTCTGCCGGGGTGAGTTTGCCGTCTTTCCTTGCCGCTTTCAGGTCGCTTACAATGGTCTGCTGCAGCTCGCCGGCTGTCTGTGTCGCCATATCACATACGAGCTGAATTGCAATGCTGATTGACTGCATATTTTTGTTGTTTCCAAACTTCTGCAAAGCCCATGCGGCAAATATCATAACGGCCGCCTCTACCCCCCTGAAAGCGATATTCACGGTCTGCTCGATAACGATGCCGACGAGGCTCTGCGTCCCGTCCGGGTTCTGCGTCTGGATCTCAATGTCCGGGGCCGTGCAGGCGCAAAGGGTGAAAACAAGCATCAGCGCCATGAGCATGGCGAGGAACGTCTTCGCGGTGAAAAACTTTTTCATTGTGGTAAATCCTCCTTCAAATTATTTCAGCAGCGCCGCCATGGTCTCTTGGCCGATCCGGCCGTCCCTGACCGCGAGGGCGCTTGCTGCCTGAAACTGTAAGACGGCTTCCGTGGTGCCGGGGCCGTATTCTCCGTCCGGGACCTCTACCCCGGTTTCCTTGCTGATATTGCCGCCGCATGTATACCCTCTGGAAATCAGCAAGGTTTGGACACGCTCTACCGCCGGGCCTTCGTCTCCCTCGGCCAGTTCTGTGAGCGTTATGGTGTAGGTTTTCGCTGCTGCCGGTTTCTCCGCGTTCTCGCCGGCGCCGTATTTCGGCCAGTAGGTGTTCATTGCAAGGACGCCGCGGCCCTCTGCCTTGGCTTCCTTGTTCGCTGGTATCTCGAAAAGCAAACACCAGCTCTTGGCCGCTTCGTAGGCTCCTTCCGCAGTGTCGGAGACTGTGCGCAAGGCTTCGAGCGTCGCCTTGTGGGTCGTGTCAAGCTCGTACTGCATGTAAAAGAGCTGCGGGATGATCGCCCTGCCGTCCTTGCCGTTGTTCTCGCACCAACTGACGAGGCCGCGTAATCTCTCCCCGCGCCACTGGCAAATGCCGTATGACGTTCCGGCGTCCCCAATCGCTCTCGGGTCGAATTTGCTTTCTTCGTCAATGTTGGCCATAACGCCGCATGCGGCCGCGGGGCAAAGTTTGAGGACCTGCCGGCAAAATGCAAATACGATCTCCTGCGGCGTCATTTGCTGCGCCGCCTCTCCGTCCGTCTCGCCTGCGCCGTCGTCCTGGTCGTTTCCTCCCATCCCCCAATCCGGCCGGCCGTAGCCATATATGCAGCCCTCGCCGACCGTGTACCTGCGGCGTTCCACTCTGTCCGAGGAATTAAACTCTATGACCGTGATCGTTCTCCCCGTGACAATCTCAACAAGGCCGGTGTGGGAAACGTCCCCGGGGGAATATGTAAAAAATATCTGGTCTCCAGGTTGCGGTACCGTGTTCGGGCCGTGAAACTGTCCGCGCTGCTTGTAATACATGGCGGAGTAATAGCATCCGGCTCCTGCGCTTCTGAGGGGCTGGCAAAGAAGCTTCAAAGCCGCCTGCACTCCGTATGCCTTGACGAATGACCAATCCACGCCCATATCGCAATATGGCTGGCCCTGTTTCGGGCCGTTGTAGAAGAAGCCAAGGGCGTCAAGGTCCCTCGCGTATTTCGTGAAGTTCCCACCGCCGCTGTTGGCGGTCTTGTCGTCGAGCTGCGCGTTGCTCGCCTTTTCTATATAGCCGAGCTCTGCCCGCGCAACATCAAGTACCTTGTTCCTGTTGTAGCTCATGATCTTCTCCCCCCTATTAAAGGTCGGGCTTGTGTGCGGTCTTGTTCAGGTGCTTTTGAAGCATGTTCAAGGCTTCCTTGCACGGGCCGTCGCATCCTTGCTCGATAAGCCCCTGCAGGGCGCCCTGCATGGCGTAGCAGAGAATGGTCTGCTCCTCCTTCATGGCGTTTATCTCTGCGCTCTGCCTCTTGTTGCTTTCAAGCGTCTTGTAAACCGTGACGATAGCGCTAACAATGACGCCGAGCGCCCCAAGAAATTTGGCGGCGTTGATGATGGTTTCGGTGTCAACATACATTTCTCAGTCCTCCTGCGTGAAGTCGTCCGGCATTTCGTTGGCTCCAATGGCTGCGGCGTATTGCTCAACGGCGCTATCGACGGCCTGCCGGTCCGCTTCGTCGAGTGCGTTGATCTGCTCCAACTTCCGTGCAAGCCTTTTCACGACAGATACGAGCTGTTCTATGGAAGCGCAAAGCGCCTCGATTAGCTGTAGCTGGGTCAATTTTCGTTCCTTTCTTTTATCTGCTGTCCAAAACATCAAAACGGCAAAGCCGCCCAAAATGATCCCGGACACGAAAATATCAAATGCTGGGATTATGGCAAGGTCGCTGAGCCATTCCCATTCGTAAGTCGGCGTCATTGAAAAGCCCTCCAAAACTAAGAGGCGCGGCCGTCTTGGCTGCGCCTCTTTCAGGGTCCCTTAGTTCTCGTACTGCTCGCCGGTGATCTCCTGATACTCCGCCGCGGTGATCCAGCCCCGCGTAACTGCATTGCGAACGGCTTTTTTCTTCCAGCGGCCGGTGTCGTAGTAGTCCTTCACGAGCCAGAATTTTTCAGAGTGCTCCATCGTTTACTCCTCCTGTTCGTCGTCCTCGGACGGGTCCTCAATGGTCCCCATCATGATGTTGTAATCAACAACCGCTTTCAGCTCTGCCGCCTCTGCCCGGGCTGCCTCATTGAGGTGGCGGTCGATGATTCTCCCGTTGGTCCTGATGATCTGCATTGCCTTCTCCTTTCGTCAGTTCCTCAACATAAGCATCCATCCTTTGAAGTAGCTTATATGAGTTTCCAAGGTTCGCGTGTGCCTTCCACGAGTTGTAGCACTCGTAGAATTTTTCTTTTTGCATCCTGCCGGCCTTGACGAGCTGCGCCATCCGGTATAGCTTCTTTCGCTCGTGCTTGACGTTCTTGGGGTCGATTATTCTTACAACCTTCCCCGTGTCCGTAAGCCTGAATGTAAAGCCGAGGACGCGGATGCCGTCTTTCAGCGGATATATCCGGGTCTTCTTAGGGTGCAGCTTCATCCCAATTTTAGAAAGCTCCGCCTGGATCTCTGCAAGGGCATCTTCAAGAAAATCTCTGTTATTGCTGATGATGTAAAAGTCGTCCATATATCGCTCGTAAATTTTTGCTCTGATCCGTTCTTTGACGACGTGGTCAAATGGATCGAGCAGCGAGATTCCGAGAATTTGCACCATCTGAGACCCGGGTTCATACCCAATTTCGTATGGGTACTGCCGCTGCAGCCAGGCCATGGAATTTTCGACCGTCTCCTTGTCCAGGTGCCTTTGAAAACAGGCTTTTGCGTCGCTGTGCCTCATATTCCGGTAATATCCCTGAATATCGCATTGAAGGATCCAGCCGGCGTTGCTATTGCCGTTGTTGATGTAGTACCTGTGCAAAAAGTGGTCGAGGCGGTCCATGGCCTTCGTCGTTCCTTTTCCCTTCTGGCAGGCCATATTATCCCAAATAAAGCTCCTGGTCATTTGGGGATAAACGACGTTGTCGTTAAGGCTTCTCTGCACAATCCGGTCCCGGATATGGGTAGAGGAACAGGGGCGCACTTTGGGGTAAGTCAATGTGAATGTGTGGGGCTTTCGCGGTTTATATCTTCCGTCTCTGATCTCCTCCTCCAGCTTCAAGGTTTCCTCTATGCCGTGGGTGACGAAACGGGCGACGGACGCCTTCCACATCTTGCCCCTCTTGCATTTCCACATTGAATCGTAAAGTGCTTCAAATTCAGTCGATTCTGTAAAGTCCATTGAATGATCCGCGGGGTAATAGCGGACATCGCCCCGTAGAGCGGCCGCATCCCCGAAGTATTGTTCTGCCTTTTGGCCAGGCATTCGGCTCCCTGTATCTTTAGCTCTTTCGGTGTACCGATACTATGTATCAGCCGTTTAACCCAAGCGACACAGTCCGGGCAGCCCCGATTCGCATTGTAGCTGTTGTTGTTGTTGAAGTACCCCGCGTTGTTGACATTCCACGCGTTGTTCGCGTTGCCACGATTCGAGGACCGCAACCAGGCGTTGACGGCGGAGGGGCGCAGTATAGCCTACAGCCTGTATAAAGTCAGATTCCTTTGAATCTGTCTTTATCCTTCTCGTGCCATCCCTCTATTGAGCTTCTGAGGTCGCGTACCATCTTGCCCCAATATTTCACCCTGCCCTTTGACAGGTGGAAATGCCTTCGGCAAAGCTGAATGTCCGCGAGCAGATCGCTGCATAAGGATATGGCTTTTGCCTGCTTCTGCAGGCGTTCCTCTTTCCTCCACGGCTGCCTGTTCAAGTTGATTTCGTTGGCCGTGTAGGTGAGATGAAAAATCTGTCTTGCTTCCGCTCTGACGATGTTGGTCAAAGAATCTTCCCGGAAAACATAAACCTGGGTGATTGTCCCGTCGTCGTTCTTCTTTTCCTTTACCGCATAATCGGGAAACTTTTTCAGATTGTCCGTTATAAGAAGCACGTAGTCGGCAAGATTCATGGCGCCGACTACCGGCGTAAAATCGTTCGGCCGGTGCTCTCCGGCGTTCGCCATATTGAAAGCCTCCTAAGAATTTCCCGCCCGCAGGTGTGCGGGCGGGATTACCAGATTATGCCGATTTCTTGATTATACAGGCCGGGCAGCCCCGACCCGCACTGCAGCTGTAGTAGCCGGTGAAGCACCCCGCGTTGGAGACAAGCCACGCGGTGCCCGCGCCGCCACGAAACGAGGACCGCAACCAGGCGCCGACGGCGGAGGTCTGTGCTTCGAGGTTGTACCTCTTGATAACGTCGTAGGTAGAAGGGTGATTTGCAAACCGCCCGGGGAGGCCTGCTTCCTGCGCAAGCTCCTTGAAATAGTCCCACGGTTCGTCCTCCGCGTACTGTTCAGCGGAGTAAAGCTGAGTTTTCGAGGGGAGGAAAATCTTGTCCTTGGTGGTCTCGGTCGCCTCCGTGCTGCCCTCGACAGTGTTGATCGCGGTGACAACCTCAACCTCGTCAAGGATGTCAACAAATTCGTCGGTGCAGCAAGCGAGGAAGCCGCGGACGCTTGCCGCCTGGGAAGGCGGGCGGTCCCACGGGTTCTGCGGCTTCCACCATTCGCCGGCGGGGGCGCCGCTGTTGAGATACTGGCGAATCGCGCTCTGGCTCCAGCGGCCGTAGCCATAAACAACGACCTGGGGTGCGTTGATATTCCCGTTTTTATAGCCTACGCCGCTGGTGGACGTGCTGCCAAGCTCCGTGCCGTTGGTGCTGTTGCTGGTCACGCCGTTCTGCTTGGAAACGGTACTGCCCTTCGCGTAGACGTTCCACGCCATGGAGGCGGTCGGGTCCTTCTTGTTGTCGGTGGCGGTGCTCAACACAAGCTGGTCGCCTTCCTCCATGGCGTCGGAAAGGGTAAAATTGATATGGCTGCCAGCCTTCCAGCCGTCGCCGTAGGCAATGCCGATGGTGATGTAATACTGGCCTGCTGCCAGGCCGCCCTCGGGCGCGTAGTAGATCGCCTCGGGCGCGTCGAAGGGGATGCCGTCGGGAAACGCAAAATGCATGTTAAGCGCCATATCGCCGTTCTCGTAGTGGTGAACAACGTCCCAGGGGTTGTCGAGTTCGGCGCCGGCGGCCGTCTTCTTGAATTTGTCCACAAGCTGGGTGCCGATGGGGAGGCGGTGCGCGGCTGCTCCGTGCTGCACCAGCTTCTTGATGCCGGCCCAATCGTCCGGCTTTGTGCCGTTGGCCAGGATGTCCGTGTCAGCCGCAATGCTGCGCACTTCTTTCAGGACCTCGAGCAGCGTCGCTTCTGTTGCTACTTTTCCCATAGTTTTCCGTCCTTTCGGTTTAATTATCTACCTGGTTCAGATCGCCGTCTGCATCAAGGTAGAATCCAAGGTGAAGCCCGGCCGTAGCCTCCGTGCCGGCTTTGAGGTCGGCAACCAGATCGGCCAGGTCGGTGGCCACCTCCGCCTTTTCGGCGTGGGCGGCGTTCCAGGTGCCGGCTGCATGATCCTGCTTGAATCTGTACAGCTCGCCCTGGTAAATGCAGTAGTCTCCCGCTTTATATGCGGTAGAGGTCTTAAACTCCGTGGCCTGCTGGGGTACGAGGTAGGTGTCGGGAAGGCCCGGGAATTTGAAAGATTTCAAAGCTCTATTTGCCACTGTTTAATCCTCCTCAATCGAAATGGTGATGTTCCCGCTGCCGTCGTCGCTGTAGACGTAGCGCAAGCCTCCGCCGGCAATAAGCTCGCGGGTGTACTTCTTCCCGAGGGTGTAAAAAAGAAGAATGAGCCTGACAAGAAAATCCATGTCTGCCTCCTTATGTCTCGGTAAATGCGCCGTCTTCGTTGGCGATATAAACCGTGTCGGGGAGGGCGTAAAGCATAGAGAACGGTGCAAAAACATCGTTTTCGTCCAGACCTTCTACGTCTTTCCCGTTGGTCGGAAGGGTCGCCGGCTTGCTGTTCGCAAGGATGAAGGTATCGACGATCTGCTTCCCGTCCTGGGTCATGCCCTTGGGGGTTCTTGTGACTGCGTACATATAGCGCCTCCTGTCAGTTGTCTTCTACGGCTTCTATGGTGATATTCCCGTTGCCGTCGTCCGAGAATACAAGGCCCGCGCCGGAAAAGGCGGCAATAATCCGCTTTGCCTCTGCGGTGAGTTCCAAAAGCTCCTGAAACTCATTCATGTCCTCGATGTTCTTGAATATCCCGGATCTCTGAACGTCGAGGAAAAATGAAGCAGTGGAAAGAATGACCGTGCCGGCGCTGTTGGAAAAGACGATATCTGCAAGGGCGGGGCCGCTCTGCGTCAAGGCCCCGTCTTTCAGAGGCGCGGTAATCGTGCCGTCCTCCTCGATGGTGACGGGGTAGTAGCAGGCCAGGCCGTCGTCTTTGAGGATGCGGAGACTTGCCGTGTAGCCGCGTTCGGGCGTCCAGGATTCTCCGTCGCTGGTGACTGTGATGTGAAGGACGCGGGCCACCTCGTCAAACTGCTTTACCGGCACATAGAGCAGCTTCGCCTTGGCGTTGATGTCAAGCGCGATTTCATGGGTGTACTGCAACTTGTTTCTCCTCCTTCCCGGAGCTGCTTACTCCTGCTGGTCCTGCTTCTCCTGGGCGTCATTGGCTTTCGCCGCGGCCTGTTCCTGTGCCTGCTGCGCGGCGATCTGGTGAGCTTGGGAAACGATGTTTTCGAGCAGCGTGACGGTGCCGACGAGCCTGTCCATGCTTTCGTAGCCGCGGACATCGACCTGTTTAAGCGTCGCCGTGATCTGGAGAATAAGATTTTCTGAAAGTGTGATGTTCATAGTGGTCTCCTTTCTTATTTCAGACAAATATTGATGCCGCCGTCAGGCGTCATGTTCATGGATTCAAATGCGGTATATGCCGGGTAGCCCTCCAAGGGAAGTTCCGCTTCGTCTGTGAATACCAGCGCCGCTTCTTTTGCCTGGGTGTTTACGACATAGACATAGAGCCTCGGCGGGTCCTTGCTTGACGTTACGACATTGCAGTCGAACTCTTTTCCGGTTGCGGTTTTGACTTTCAGCATAATATCCTCCTTTAATCAAATGTGCCTTGATATGGCACCCAATAAGATGTTACAAAACTGCCGTTTTCATAAACATACAGCAGTATTTCGGTATCTGAATAAGTCCCTGAAACGCCAGCAAAATAGAAAGATTTCGCGCTCCATCCGTCACTGTAGCCATCAGAATGACCGTTTGTGTAGCCCTCTGAATAGCCATCGCTTTTCCCTGTGTCGTAGGCTCTGGCCCCGTCCATTTCAATAAATACGTTGTTGCTGCTCCCGTCTGAAAATGAAATAGATGCCCGCCCTTTGAGGAAGCCATCTGAGTATCGGAGGTAGGCGTAATCAAACGCAAACGAAAAATCTGCGTTTGAGCTATATGAGGTCTGTCCGATAGAGCTTATAGTTCTTTGGCTGACGCTGCCGGCACCATCTCTATAACCTTCTGAATAACCGTCGCTGTGACCATCACTATAGCCGTCGCTGTGACCTGAGTTGTAGGCTCTGTTGCCATCCATCTCGATGAAGACGGTACTACTGCTTCCATCCGTAAGTGCGATAGATGCACGTCCTCTCAAATATCCGTTTGTATATCTGAGGTAAGCATCGTCAAATACGACGCTGAAATCAGCAGATGTGCTATAGGATGCTTCGTCAACGGAGCTTATATCTCGTTGGCTTACGCTCCCTGCTCCGGCTGTATATCCAGCGGAATAAACGGCGTCTGCAAGAATGTACCGCCCGCTTGCAATGCTTTGGCTCCCTGCGGTGTACTTTGACCCGTTGTAATAGGTGCCTTTGGCATTTGCGGTGATGTCGATTGTCACATAGTGGTGGCTGCCGCTCGTTTCGTGATCGTCGTTTGAGGAAGTGCTTACAGCGTCAACGGCTGCTGTCTCAACACCAGAATTATATCCGGCTGATACGCCGTCTGAATAAACGGTGTCTGCATTAATATCCCGGTTTATGGTGTTCGTCGCTGTGGCGTATGTCCCGTTGCTTTTCGTCGCCCGTGCCGTCGGAATTACATCAACATTGACATAATGATGCTGCCCGGAGGTCTTGTGCGCGTTCTTGGTCGTGACGGTAAGGCTGTCTGTTCCGAGTACGACAACCGTCCCAGCTCCGTAGTCTTGGCCAGCATCAAAAGCTTTCGTTGCTGGTATAGATATGGATTTACCCGTACTATCAAGAACTGCGATTCCTGCTGCGTTTTTGGCCGTTATAGTGAAGTTTGCAGAAAGCTTCTTTTGCGTTGCGTTCCATGAGATATCGGCATCCGCGGTTTCTCGGGTGACGAGTATGCTTGTCGGTTCATAATCTGTTTTTCCGTCAGCATAGACAGCATCAGCATTAACGTCGCGCTCTGTCGAAATGGTCTGCTCCGCTGCCTTATAGGTAGAGCCGTCAGCTTTGGTGCCTTTTGCAGTTGCTTTAACGGTTGTTCGGGTGTAGTGGTGGCTTCCACTTTTGATGTGGATGCCGTTTGCCGTAATTGATACCGTGTCAACCTGCGCGGTCTCTGCTCCTTCGTCGTGGCCCGTGGTGCGGCCGTCTGTCCAAACCTGGTCGGCAAGGACAAGCCGCTTCTCTGTGATCTCCTGCGGGTCCGCGGTGTAGGTCGAGCCGTCGGCCTTCGTCGCCTTTGCCGCCGCGCTGATGCTGACCCCTGCGTAGTGATGGCTCCCGGACGTTTCGTGGGTGTTCAGGTTCGTCAAAGATACCGTGTCAACCTGCGCGGTCTCTGCTCCTTCGTCCCATGCT